AAACTTCCAGAATAATGCACCGCTCTATGGTAATACATCTGGCGCAGTCTATAACACACAGACCACAGATAAGATGACAGACTATGTGGATAGAGACCTATTTGATAATCAGGACTTTAATGAAGGCGCTACCCTGATCCTTGATCTATCAGAAATCAATCCATTCGGGGTGCCATAATGTTACAGAACGGACCTTTCTACCACCAACTAACCAGAAAAGCAGTCATTCTATTTGGTAGATTGTTTGACGATATCTATTTGGTTCGCAAGAATAATCAGACAGGAAAAGAAACGCAGAGATTTCTAGTTCCCATCATCTATGCACCAAAAGAAAAGATGGTCACCCGTGTTCTATCTGATCCCGATCTACTAAGACAGGTTCAAACTATTCTACCTAGAATGAGTTTTGAGATTACTGGCATTTCATATGACTCTGCCAGAAAGCAAAACTCCATGCTTAAATCAGCAAAGGCAAATACAGCTACCCGTGCGTCGTCCATGTATATGGGTGTACCATATGATATCACTTTCTCGCTAAACATCTATGCTCGTAACATTGACGATGGCACTCAGATTGTAGAACAAATTCTACCGTTCTTTAATCCAGATTTTACAGTCACCACGAATATGATTCCTGATCTAGGATTTCTTAAGGACGTTCCTGTTATTCTAAATAGTGTAGGAAATGATATCACATATGAGGGCAACTACGACTCGGTAAGATATGTAAATTGGACTCTTACATTCACCATGAAAACATACTACTATGGTCCAATCTCATATCCAAAGATCATTCGCACCGTTTATGCCAATCTTTGGAACGACGAAAATCTCAAGTCGGCATATATTACAAGACTAAACGTGGCAAATGCTAACGGTGTGTTTAAGGCAGACGATTTCGTTTACCAAGGTCCGAGTTACAGAGATGCCACCGCATATGGTATCGTAATAAATTACAGCGCCAATACAGGCAGACTTGTGTTAGGTGCTACTCAAGGACAGTTTAGGGTAAACAATACCATTCGTGCCGTATCAACTAACGGTGTTTGTCAGATCCAGTCTTTCGAACTTACACCGCAGCTATTTGCCGAGATTAAGATTGAACCAGATCCAATTACGGCAGAACCTGGCGACGATTACGGTTACGACATAACTATCACAGAAACGACTTATGACAATGTTTCATATGATATCGTTTACTCTTCGGACTCATTGACCATTAGTTCGGATAATATGACAGTTTCATCAGACAACATAGAGTAAGGAAAAATGGCAAGACAATTTATCGACATAGGAACAATAGGAAACGATGGAACTGGTGATAAGTTAAGAATTGCCTTTAACAAAGTCAATCAGAACTTTGGCGAAGTCTATGCTGACGGTGCAAACACAAGCGGAAAAGTTAACACTCTATTTCAGGTAGCTAATGCCGCTTTCAATCTAGCAAACACATCCGATGCTACCACATTTGCTCTAGCCAATGGCGCATTCGATAAAGCTAACGCTGCAAACGTCTTGGCTTTCAATACAGGCATCGGCGCTAATAACTATTCTGGCGCTATGGCTAATTCAGTCAACGCTTATACATTCTCAACATATGCAACTCTTACAACAGTCGCCACAAACGCACTAGCAGCAAATAACTATGCTGGCTTCATGGCCAATGGCTCAAATGCTTGGGCTTGCACAGTCGCCGCATCTGCTAATAGTTTTGCTGGCTCGATGGCAAATAGCGCCAATGCTTTTGCTCGAACACTAGCTAACTCATCCAATAACTACGCTGGTGTTATGGCAAATGCTGCCAATGTTTATGCAGACACAATTGTTGCATCGTCTCTAGCAACTGCCAGAGCATACACAAACACATCTACTGCCGCTGCCAATAGTGTGGCCTCTGACACATATTCTACCAAAGTTTATACTAATACAAGCATTAGCGCCGCAAACAACTTTGCTGGTGTCATGGCAAATTCTGCCAATGCCTATACTGTATCGGTAGGTATTTCTGGAAATGCTTATGCTAATCTAGTTGGTCTTTCAGCTAATAACTTTGCAGGAGCTATGTCAAATAGTGCCAATGCTTTTGCAAGTGCATCGGCAGTTAGTGCCAACAATCGTGCAGGAGTCATGGCAAACAGCGTCAACGCTTATGTCATTACTGTAGGAACTGCTGCCAATAATTATGCTGGAGCAATGGTCAATGCTTCCAACTCCTATGCGGATTCAGTCGGTCTTTCAGTAAGCAATCTAGCCTACGACTTGTCGAATGTTGCTATTAGTAATGCCGCAACTGCCCTAGGCCTTGCAAATCTCGCACTAACAACTGCCAATAATATTAACACATATTCCAACCTAACATACGTAAAAGTATCAGGTGGCAGCATTTCTGGTGATTTGATTGTTCAAGGCAATCTAACAACCATTGGCACTGTAACATATGTTAATACACAAGAGCTACTTGTAAGTGATAACATCATCACCCTCAATAGTGATCTTTCTTCTAATGTTGATCCTACAGAGAGTGCAGGTATTGAGATTAATAGAGGCAATGTTGCTAACGTTTCTATTCTCTGGAATGAAAGCGTTGATAGATGGACTCTAACAAATAATGGAACAACTTGGCTCAATATTGCCACCAACACTGACGTTACATCGGCAAATGCTTACGTTAATACTTCCACGGCTGCGGCAAACAACTATGCTGGAGCTATGGCGAATGCAGCTAACGCCTATACCGTATCTGTAGGCACCTCTGCTAATAACTACGCAGGTGCGATGGCAAATGCAGCTAACGCTTATACAGTAACGATTGGCGTCACAGGCAATACTTACGCTGGAGAAATGGCCAACTCGGTCAATGCATATGTTAATGTTTATACCGTTTCGGTTGCAGCTAATGTCGGACTAGCAAGTAACAACTACGCTGGTGTTATGGCAAACGCAGCAAATGCCTATGCAAATACACTTGCAGTTTCGTCCAATGGTTATGCCATGACACAAGGCATTGCCAGTAACTCTTACACCAGATCAGCGTTCAATAAACTAAATGTTGCTTACGAAGTGGCAAATGCTGCTTTTGAAAAGGCAAACACATATCCTGGCGAAGTGGCGAACGCTGCTAATGCGTATATTGTTTCCTATGCAGCAACCATCAGTAACGCCGCTGCTGCCTTTGACTTTGCCAATGGTGTATCAGTTAATGTATCCGCAGCTTATGCTTTTGCAAATGGTGTTGCTGTTAACACTACTGCCGCATTTGGTTTTGCTAATACAATTAACAGTTATGCATATGATGTTGCAGTAAACGCAGCCGCTGGATTCGATTTTGCGAATGGTGTAGCTGTTAACACAACCGCTGCTTTCGCTTTTGCGAATGGAGTGAACACTTTTGCATATGGCGTTGCGATAAATGTCGAATCTGCTTACACTGTTGCCAACGCTGCTTTCAATAATACGAATACAGCCTATTCACTAGCGGTTGCCGCATTCGATAGAGCAAACAGTTCCAACGATGTTCTTTATGTCGCAGCATCATACGACACTGCCAATGCAGCTTATGATAAGGCCAACTCAGCTAATGTTCTAGCATATGATACTGGTATCGGTGCTAATAACTATGCTGGAACGATGGCTAATGCTGCTAACGTATATGCAGAATCGGTAGGACTATCTAGTAATAACTATGCTGGTGTATTGTCCAATGCTGTGAACTCATATGCTATAACAATGGTAACATCTGCCAATGGATATTCAGCATCACTAGCTTCCGCTGGCAATTCATATACAGGTTCAGCATTCAGTAAAGCAAATGACGCTTATACTGTTGCTAATGCGGCTTTCGGTAAAGCTAATAACTTCCTAGTTACAATACCATCAACAAGCAAAGGTGTTTCTGGTGATCGTCAGGGTATGTTCGCTGCTAACGACACTTATCTCTACTACTGCACCGAGAATCATCTAACCGGTGTTCCTGATATCTGGAAGAGAGTAAGTTGGTCGGGTGACACCTGGTAAGACTAAATAGATACAAACTATTATTAGAGAGAGCAAATGGCAAGAGAAATTATCAATACTGGTACCGCAGCTAATGACGGAACAGGCGATACACTTCGTGTGTCGTTTAATAAAACCAATAATAACTTTTCAGAGTTATATAATGGTGTTTATAATGTTACATCAAATCTTGCCAACACCATTGCTACCAACGAAGTATTCCACGGTGAGGTAGATTTAAAATCTGGAATTGCATTTGATACTGCAAACGAAGCATTCTTTGTCGCCAACTCTCTCCAGTTACTAGCACAGACTTCCGCCGGTCTTGCCAACAGTGCGGCTAATACAGCCAACTATGCCGCTGATCTTGCCAATGTTTCATTTGATCTTTCAAATACACTAACGACAAAAGTTAATATTACATTCTCACAGGCCAATGCTGCTTTCGATCAATCGAATCTGGTATATGTTTTTGCTAATACCAGAGGTTCAGCGGTAAATACAGCGGCAGCTTTTGGTATTGCTAATGCAAGTTTTGATAAGACTAACAACTCATTCTTGCTTGCTAACTCCGCACTAACATATGCTTTCTCGGCATACGATACAGCCAATGGCGCTTTTGACAAAGGTAACACAGCTTTTGCCGCAGCAAACTCTCTAGCAGCGCAAGCAGGCGTCATCGCTAATGCTGGATTCTTCCACGCAAACTCTGGTTATATTGTAGCCAATGCTTCATTTGGAAGACTAAACACAGCATGGTCAAGAGCTAACGCTATCTACGATCATGCTAACAACATTCAGCTATTTGCCACTTATGTATCCGTTCATGCAAACTCATCTTATGATACGGCAAATGGCGCTTTCCGTGTAACAAATGCATCCTATACTACCGCAAACGCAGGTTATTTGGTAGCAAATGGTGCATTTAGAGTTGCTAACGCAGGATTCGCTAGAGCAAATGCGGCTCTACCTAATGTTGATTCCGCAGTATTCAATGGCAGACTTTATACTGCTAACACACTATATGGTGGTTCACTAACTAATCCAGCAAACGGTGTATATGGTACATCATCAAACTGGTATGGTGTTTATGCTCGTTCCTCAGGCAATCATGCTCTTAAGGCAGAGTCAACAGGAAATCATGATGCTATCTTTACACTAGCGCAAGCTGGTAATGGTGTTTATGGAACGGCAACAACAGGTAATGGTGTTGTAGGTTTCTCTAACACAGGATACGGTGGTTATTTCTATTCAGCTAATGGCACTCCTCTTGGTTCAGGTTATCTCAAAGAAGCCGATGACGGAACATTACAGATTGTTGATGCTGTAAAAGTAACATCTAACGGTATGCTCCAGTTCGATTCAGGCTTTGGTTATACTGCTAATGCTTATGGTGTTCGTGCGTGGGTCAACTTTGACGGCACCTCATCCGTATCATCTCTAGCAAATCTTCCATTCACAGCTAACGGCACAACAAAAGTTATCAGAGTTACACTAACAGGACTAGCTAACAATACACCTGAATATAATGATATTGTTGTAGATTCTACAGTGATTCTAGTAGGTACAGGAAACGGTGTTAGAACCCAGCATTCAACTGGCGCAACTACTACATTTGCTGCCTATCTTGCTATCGGCAATAGACAAAGCGGTGTTGGTCGTGCCTATAAAGTTACAGCAACAGGACCAAACTGGTTTGAAGCATTTTACGATTCTCCTGGATTTGGTTATTGGCAAGTATGGTTCTTTTGGTGGTGGTGGTGGTATTACGTCTATGGCTGGTATGTTCCATCTGGATTTAAGTTCGATGGTACTTGCTCTATTATGAGAAGCAAGATTAGAGGTTCTGGTGGTATTTCATCCGTCAACGATCTAGGCGATGGTAAATATCAAGTTAACTTCGATTTTGAAATGCCAGACACTAACTATTGCGTAACTGGTACAGCATCATCTGGCGATTACTTTAACTATGACTGGAGAAGCAGTTCTTATCTAGGTGTAAGAACCATGCATACATCATTTGTTGAAGTATCATCAAATCACGGATGGGGTGGTGGAGGATACTGGTGGTGGTTCTGGTGGATTCCAACATGGACAGGACCTGGCACATATCCAGCTAAACAAATGCATATTGCTATTATCAGATAGGGATTATCATGGAAGAAAAAGCTATCATTTATCCAAGAAAAGACGGTGGAATCTGTATACTGTGGCCAGCGCCACAGTATCCTATCGAAGAAATCGCAAAGAAGGATGTTCCTGTAGGACTTCCATATAAGATTATAAACGCTTCGGAATTGCCTCAAGATCAAGCATTTAGAGATGCGTGGACCGCTGATTTCAATTCACCAGATGGTTACGGTAAAGGATTCTCTGAATGGTTTATCGCTAATGCTCCACAGCGACCAATTCCAGGAAACGTAGCAGACGAGGACAAGCCATGGCCAAAAGTGTAATCACAGTTGATATGTCTAAAGCAAAAGAGATGGTTAAGGAAGGTCTTCGCACGGCCCGTCAGCCTCTATTACAAGAGCTAGACGTGGAGTTTATGCGAGCCGTTGAAAGCGGCAATACTGCATTACAGGCAGAGATTGCTGGTAAAAAGCAAAAGCTAAGAGACATTACTGATCTTCCTGCTATCAACAAAGCAAAAACAACAGACGATTTAAGAAAGGCCTGGCCAGATATTTTAAAGCCACAGGGATAAACTATGGGTGTTGAGAAAAATCTATCAGATGCATTAGGCATCGAGCATGAACCTGTTGAAGTAAAACAGCAGGAAGTCGTGGAGTATTTGCCTCCATCCGACTTGCCAGATGAAGACGAAGATTATGTATTGGTGAGAAAAACCCTCCGTAATCTAATCGTAAAGGGAAACGACGCCATTGATGAAATCACAGCAATCGCTAGGAACAACGAAAGTGCGAGAGGTTTTGAGGTTGTTTCTAATCTCATCAAAACTGTTGGCGAAACGTCCAAAGACCTATACGCCCTACAAAAACAAAAGAAAGAATTGAGAGAACCTAATCCAGATTCTGATCCTCGAAAGAAGAATACAGAGTCTATCAATGTGGAGCAAGCAGTCTTTGTAGGATCGGCAGCGGAATTGCTGTCAGCTATAAAGAAGCAAAGAGAAGATGGCCAGAACACCGTTTAGTTATCAGAACAATCCCAATCTACCTAACGAGCAATATCGTCATGCTTTCACACAGCATGAGCTGGACGAGTATCTAAAATGTGCCGATGATCCTGTTTATTTTTCTAAAAAGTATATCAAAATCATCAACGTTGACCGTGGTTTGATTCCGTTTGAGATGTGGGACTTCCAGGAGCGTATGCTGAATACGTTCCATGAAAATCGTTTCTCTATCTGTAAGCTACCACGTCAGGTCGGCAAGTCTACTACCAGTGTCGCTTATATTCTCCATCAGGTTCTATTCAATGAGAACTTTGTGGTTGCTATTCTTGCCAACCGTGCTCCTACAGCCAGAGAACTACTCCAGAAGCTAAAGCTGGCTTTTGAATATCTGCCTATGTTCCTTAAGCAGGGCATCAAGGAGTGGAACAAAGGTTCTATCTACCTCGCCAACGGATCAAGAGTTCTGGCAGACTCCACATCGGGCTCCTCTGTCCGTGGTTTCTCGTTCAACCTAATCTTTCTGGACGAGTTTGCGTTCGTACCTAATAACATCGCCGAAGAGTTTTTCAACTCGACTTATCCTACCATTTCTTCTGGTAAGACTTCTAAGGTTGTCATTGTTTCTACACCAAATGGTATGAATTTATTCTATAAGATGTGGACAAAAGCAGTTGATAAGACCAGCACCTATGTGCCAATTGAGATTCACTGGTCCATGGTACCAGGCAGAGAC